ACTGGTGGCGGCCTCCGCCATCGAGGTAATCATGCACGGCCATACTCTCAGGGTTCGGGTTGAGTTTGTTCCTTTATGTCCCGAGCCAAACAAGTGGTAGGTGTTGAAATGCTCACTCCTTCTTACGTGAAGCGCGTTTACGGCCCCGAGGTTGTTCGGAATCTTTCAAAATTACGCGCAATGTCTCGGCGTGCTCAAGGAGGCCCTTCGAGGCTTCTCGCAGGCGTAGCAGTAGACGTGGTTCGAGCAATGGAAGGCTTGCTGTTGTCTCAAGGTCCGCAAGCGTTTCTTCGAGCCTTTCCAGCCGCGCTCTCAGCCATGCAGGCTGCATCCCAACCAACAGTTCTGCCTCTGGGATGCGTGCCCCCAAAGAGGCCTGGAGTGAGTACGCCAACGCCCCGGCCGCGTTGCTGTGTATCTGGAAGAAAAGGCACTCGAAATCTTTACCGTCGAAGCCGACAAAAAACATGCACTCCGTCTTCCGGCATTCCTGAAAGCCACACAAAGGACACTTCCGCCTAGCTTCGATGGATCGAGAGAGAATGGGCATTTTCGGCGCCTCCTGCGAGTGGTGAAGGGTTTATCGGGGAACAGATAGAGCCTTAGCAGGGGGCGCTGAAACCCACAACGCAAGCAGTGGGCCGTTTTGCGGCCCAGCTATGTAGGACCGGAACGTACATCCAGGATCATCAGGACTACGACAGATGAAGGACGCATACACGACGCGAGAATTGGCCAAGATCATGGGTGTATCCGTGCAGCGGATACACGCCCAGGCCAAGTCTGAATCCTGGCAATCCCGCCCGCGCAAAGGTCGCGGCGGCGGCCATGAGTGGCTCGTGTCCTCCATGCCCGAGGCCATGCGTATCAAGATCCTGCGCCACGAGGCGGAATCCGCCGAGACATCTCCGGCTCTGCCGGCTCCGGACGCACCGACCCTGGCCACTGCGCCGGTGACCGAGGCCAAGAAGGACAAGGCTCTGGCCAAGGCTGACGTTGTAGCCCTGTACGTGGAGTGGATGAAGAGGGCTCCGGCCGGAACCAAGGCCGCGGCGCGCGACAACTTTGTGCTGGCCTACCAGGGCGGCGCGTGGCCTAGGCTCCTGGAAGTCCTCGGCCCGAGCGTGAGTTGGAAGTCGCTCGAGCGCTGGAAGGTCTCCCTGCGGCGTCGAGGCAGCGTGGTCAGCCTGGTGGACCGCCGGGGCGAGCACAACTCCGAGCGCCAGGTCATGGCCAAGGAGCATGTGGAGATCGTACTGCGGGCCGCCTTGCGACCCAACGCGCCCACGGTGTCCTCTGTCGCGCGCCAGGCCGAGGCGGTCATGCAGGATCGTGGCCTGATCCCCCCCAGCGAGGCGACCATACGCCGGTTCCTGCGCCGCTGGCAGGAGACGAATTTCGGAACCTGGGTCTACACGCGGCAAGGCAAAAAAGCCTGGAACGATCTGGCCGCATTTTATATCGACCGCGACTACTCACGCATCCAGGTCGGCGACATCGCCGTGGCCGATGGCCACGTGCTCAACTTCGAGACCCTCAATCCCTGGACCGGCAAGGCCCAGCGCATGGAGTTCGTGGCCTGGTACGACATGGCCTCCAACTGCCCGCTGGGCTGGGAGATCCTGCCCACGGAAAACGTGCAATCCATCGCGGCTGCCTTCCGTCGGGCCTGCCTCACCCTGGGCAAATATCCGCGCGTGGCCTACCTGGACAACGGCAAGGCCTTCCGCGCCAAGTATTTCCACGGCGTGGACTTCCGCCAGACCGGCCTGTCCGGCCTGTTCGGCGAGCTTGGCATCCACACTATTTTTACCTGGCCCTACCACGGGCAGTCCAAGCCCATTGAGCGTTTTTTCGGCACTCTGCATGACTTGGAGCAATGGTCACCGTCCTATGTCGGCTGGTCCATCGACACCAAGCCGCCGCGCATGGGCCGAGGCGAGGCGCTGCATCGCCAGGTCTGGGAGGCGGCCGGTGGCCGCGCCCTGACCCTGGAGGAGACGCACGTGGCCGTGGCGCGCTGGATCGACGAGTACATCAACCGGCCCCAGCGCGGCCATCTGCAGGGCAAGTGTCCGGCCGAGGTCTTCCTGGCCGGGCGAGGCCCAGGCGTGGACGAGCGCCAGTTGCGTCATCTCATGATGGGCCAGCGTGTGACCAGGATCACCCGCGATGGCATCCGTCTGTTTGGTCGGCGCTACTACGCCCCGGAGCTGTACTCGCGCACACACGCCGCGCTGGTGCGCTACGACCTGCACGACGCATCGAGCGTCCTGGTCTACGACGCCACAGGCAAAACGCTCCTGTGCGAGGCCACGCGCGTGCCCGGCATCCATCCGGCTGCGTCCATCCTGGGTGATGAGCAGGACCAGCGCCAATTGCAGGATGCCATCGACCTGAAAAAGACCCAGGAGCGCGACGCCTCGTCCATCGCGCGCGGCGTGCTGGAGGACGCCCTGGCCGACCAGCGCAGGCGCATGGCCGAATTGGCCGAGTCCACGCAAGAGACCACGGCGCTCGAATCGGGCACGGCCGCGCCGACCCTGCCGCAATCCAAGGTCCTGCGCATCGAGAGCGCCGTGCGCCAGGCCCGCGAGGCCCGCGCGGATCGGGACGGTCGCGACTACACCCCGCCGGCCGAGCTGCCGCACATCATCAGCGAGATCGACAAGTACGAGTACCTGTTCCTGTTGCTCCACCGCGACGGCATCCCGTTACGCGAGCCGGATCAGGAGTTCATGGCCGCCTACGAGGCGGGCGAGGAGTACCGCGAGGTGGCCCAGGCCCGCTTCGAGCGTTTGTCGCAGTTGTACGCCCGGCGACGGGCCAAAGCATAAGGAGACCGCATGCGCAAGGACGTATTTATCGAGACCGGCAACGTCACGGAATTCCGGCGCAAGGTGCGCGCCCTGGAGGACACCGTGGAGGGCGAGACCGGCTTCATGCTGGTTTACGGCCAGGCCGGGCGCGGCAAGACCGAAACGGCCCGCAACTATTACGCCCAACACGGCGGCATCTACCTGCGCGTCATGGGCGGCTGGACCAAGACCGCCTTTGTCCAGGCCCTGTGCCTGCTCACCAGCGGCGAGAGTCCGGCCAACTTCGCCACCTGTAAACGCCGCGTCATCGAGTCCCTGGACGCAGCCCCGCGCACGATCTTTGTGGACGAGGCCGACCGGCTGCATGTGGAGCGCATCGACGATCTGCGCGACATCCACGACATGACCGGCGCGCCCGTGGTGCTCATCGGCGAGTTGGAACTCAAGGGCCTGCTCGGCGAGCGCCGCCGCATCTGGAGCCGCGTCAAGCAGGTCGCGGAATTTGGGCCGGTCAGCGAGGAGGACGTGGCCATCCTGGCCGAGGAGGCCGCCGGGCTGGAGGTCGCGCCCGAGGCCGGCGCGCTCATCGTGCGCCGCGCCGACGGCGACTTCCGGCTGGTCTGGACTCTGCTCGGTCAGCTCGAGCGGGCCGCCAAGGCCCGCGAGACCAAATTGGTTGACGCCAAACTGGCCGGCGACGTGGCCCGTCAGGTCGCCACCTGGAGGAGCTGATGGACCAGTCCGACCGCGACCGCATGTGGCGGGTCATCGGCACGAGCAGTCCCGGCTGGGACGCGATAGACGTGGCGCGCATCGCCGGCGTGGACCTCGACCAGGCCCAGGCCTACTGCGCCTGGCTTGCCTCCGCCGGCTACATCCGCCCGCACGGCCAAGGCCGCTATCGCGCCACCCAGGCCGCCCGCCAGGCCCTGGCCGCGCCGAGCCCGGACGGTCAGGAGCGCATGACGCTGGACCTGGTCCTGGACATGGCCTCGCACGAAGTGCGGTTGCTGCGCGAGTCCACGCCCGGCGCGTGGCAGCGCGTGCAGAAGGCCCTGGTCCAGCCCGGCAGCCTGCGCGACATCGAGTCCGGCACGGCCCGCGACCGCATATGGCTGGCCGTCCGCGACATGCGCCGCTTTACCCGCCGCGCCCTGATCGAGGCCACGGGCTGCGCCAAGGGCGCGGTGGCGGATTACGTCAGGCTCCTCTGCCTGGCCGGCTATGTGGCCGAGGCGGGACAGGATGGGGTCCTCACTATCTACGAACTCATGAACGATCCCGGCCCCCAACGGCCGGTCATCCGCGAAACCATCCGCAGGAACAGGAGGAAATCATGATCGCCGAGAAATTTAGCGCGGCACTGAACGAACTGGGCAGCCTGGCCGGCACGGTGCCGGCCGAGGTGTGGGAGCGGTTGAGCCCCATCCACGCGCAACTGCGCGGCATCCAGGAACCCTTGGGGCAGCTGGAGCGCCTGAGCCTCGACATTGAAGAGGCCGAGGGCACGTGCGTGGAGCCTGAGCATATGTGCAACGAGTGCCTCGCCTGCCGCGAGGAATGCTGGCGTGATAATTAGCCATAGGAGGATGACAGTGGCCAGAAGCAAACCCCAAGTGCTGGTCATCGCGGACCTGAAGGCGGCCGAGCAGGCCCTGTCCGAGATCGCCCAGATCGAACGGAGCATCAAGGGCGTCGAGGCGGGGCTCAACGAGATCATCGACCGGGCCAAGGCCGGCGCGAAGCTCAGGACCGAGCCATTGGCGGCTCGCAGAAAAGAACTGGAAGCGGCCCTGGCGCAATTCGCCGAGCACAACAAGGCCGAGCTGTTCGCCAAGCGCAAGAGTCTGGACCTGGCTTTCGGCGTGATCGGCTTCCGTTTGACCACAAGCATCAAGGCCGCATCCAAGACTACCTGGGCCATGATCCTGGGCAAGATCCGCGACTACGGCTTTTCCGAGGCCATCCGCAGCAAGGCCGAGGTGGATAAGGAGATCCTGCGCGGGTGGAGCGATGAGAAACTGGCCACCGTGGGCGCACGTCGGGACACCAAAGACGAGTTCTATATCGACATCAAGGCCGAGGTGCTGGAGGGGGACGCGGCATGAGCATTCTGCATCACATATCCGTCACGCCCGGCGGCATCCCGGTCCTGGCCGTGGTGCACGAATACGAGCCATGCACGAAGCTCCGGCGCGGCGAACAGCTCCGGGCCAGAGCCGTCGTGCGCGGCGAGACCCTGATCTGCCCACGCTGCGAGCGCATGTGCGAACTGCCGGACTTCGTGGGGCAGGGCAACGAGTTTGCGGTCTATCGCTGACTGCTCCTCAATCGCGAAACCGCCCCACAGGGCGGTCGTCGGGCGGTGGCGCGCCCGGCCTGATGAGCAGCCACACGGAGACAGACATGACACCGGAAGCCAAAAACAAGCTCTACATTACCGAGATCATCAATGACCTGGAGCGCAACGGTTACGAACAGGGCGGCAAGGCCCAGACCATGCTGCACGACTGGGCTAGAGAGCTGCGCGAGGCGGCCCGCACGGACTATCCCGTAACGCGCCTCCGGAAATACCATGCCGCCCACTGCGGCCGGGAAAGCTGGTGATCGCCGTGGACAACAAAATGAAGACGCAGCTGATGCGGGCCAGCAAGGATGTACTTGCGGAAGTGCTGGCCGAAGTCCTGCCCCAAATCCAGACCAGCAAGGGGGCTGGCGAGGAGCTTGTGGCCGTGATCGTCAAGGTCAGCAAGGAGCGGCAATTCCGGCGTGTTTGCGGACTGTACGACCGAGTTCAGGCCGAATGGCCCGCGATCCGGACCAAGAAGGCGCGTAGGGACATCCTGCGTCGCCAGAGCGCGCTGGCCAAAAAACTGAACCGCTTGGCCCGTGAGCTGGGCCACCTGACGGGAGCAGCATGATCACCATCTACATCGCCGCATCCTGGCGGCATAAGCACGCCGTGGAGATGCTGACGGATCTTCTGGAGGCCAACAGACACGAGGTCCGGTCTTTTGTTCGCTCCGCGTCTGACGCGGAGGAGATGGCCCGTTGTGGCAACGATCCCGTCCAATGGATCGACTCCGAGGATGGCCACAACAAGTTCCGCTACGATGTGGACAGCGCCAGGACCTCGGACCTGGTGATCTATATCGGCCCCAGTGGTTGTGATGCCTGGGCCGAAGTCGGAGCCGCCTACGCGGCCGGCCGGCGTATCTATGGTCTGCGAGCCAAGGGGGAGCAGATCGGGCTCATGCGCCGCATGGTCTACCGCTGGTTTGATGACCATCGCCGGCTCGTGCGGGCCGTCCTGGCCGAATCTACCGAGATGTACACGTGCCACCATCGCAAGCGGGACTGGGCCGAGGACGGTGAGGGATGGCTATGCGAAAAGACAAATCGCCCCTGCGGTGAAGGTGGAAAATGTCCGTAGGAGGTTCGCGGTGATCTGTGGCGTGCTCGGCTGCAAGGCCACTGATGGCGAGTGCGCCGAGATATCCCTGTGCCTGGACTGGGACTCGCAGCAAGTCCTGTGCGCCCGCTGTATGGACAGACTGCCCGACGCGGCAGGCGCAATACACCTGACCCTGGAGGCGGTTGTGGATCAAAGAACGTACACGGCCAAGGAGTTGGCCGCGCTCCTGGGCGTATCGCCCAAGGATATCGCCAACGCAAAGCTACAAAGATACGCAATCTCGCGTCCGGACTCAAGGGTAGGGGAAGTAAAGACGGCGATGTCTGCCCGGGGCATAACTTGGGAGCAGATCGTCCTCAGCAGGCGCGGCAACGGGGTCGCCGGGACCAGCCCCGTCAAAAGATCTACCTCTGTGGTGGCCGACATGGAGCCGGAGGGTGCGCCGTCGCCCCTCGGCCAGGCCATGTCCCTCGAGGACATCCTCCAGGAGTTGCAGCGCAGGCTGCCAGGCGCGGCCATTACCATCACCCTGCCCCAGGTGGAGGCCCCATGCGCCTAGCCTGCCCCTCCTGCGGCGCGCTCTGCTCGCTGGACGCCTGGTCGCTGGACCTGGACGCGCGCAAGACCCTGGAGGCCCTGGTGGGCCTGTCGCCAGGCCTGGCCGCGCACGGTCCGCGCTATCTGGCGCTGTTCCGCCGGCCAGGCTCGGCGCGCGGGCTGGCCTGGTCTCGGGCACGCGCCCTGGCCGAGGAGCTGCTCGCCCTCGTGAGCAAGCCCACCATCCAGTGGGAGGGGCGGCGCATCCTGGACAACCGCCCGGAATACTGGCTGCGGGCAATGGAGCATGTGCTTGGCAAGGATGCGGCGGGCACTCTGACCAGGCCGCTCAAAGGCCACAACCTGCTGCGCACCATCGCCTACGGCGAGGCCGACAAGGCCGGCGAGGCGGCTCTGCGCCGCAGAGAGGAGTCATTGCGCCATCCACCGCACAGGTCCGAGCCGACCTGCCCGGCCTATCAGCCGGCGGCCTGGGAGAGCGCACCGCGCAAGGTCAACACCGGAGACATCGCCGCCAAGGCCAGGGCCGCCGTCGAGCAACTCAAGAGGAGGCAGAGATGAGCAAGCACACCGCCCGCAAAGGCCTGCTGGCCAAGGTCCACGTCAAGGCCAAGCGCGAGCTGGGCCTCTCCGACGCCGAGTACCGCGCAACGCTCCAGGAGCTGTTCGGCGTGGACAGCTCGACCAGGCTGACTATCCCGCAACTCGTTCAGCTTTGCGATCACTTCGACGGCAAATCCGGCCGCGCCCCGGCCGGCATCAAGAAAACCAGACGCAAGGCCGATGACACGCGGACTTTCGTGACCATCGCCGACTCAGACCCCAACGCGACCCAGAAGCGCTATATGCTGCTGATGGTCAAGGCGTTGGGCTGGTCCCAGGAATATCTGAATGACCGTTGTGCAAAACAATTCGGCGTGTCCCAGTTCGCCTGGCTCCGCGATCAGGCTCACCTCCAGACCCTCGGCAAGGATTTGTGGAATCGCTGCCTAAAAAAGGGCCTCGACCCGCGTGCCCTGGAGTTCAATTGATGTCCCTCGAAAAATTCATGTGGAACGGCCTGGCCCTGATTTTTGCGCGATAAAGGAGCCCCTATCATGCGACGCATTCCGAGCCTGATCATTCCCGGCCTGATCCTCATCGGCTGCGAGGCCCTGATCCAGATCCACGGCTGGGCGTTTTGGCGTGCCCATTTCCACGTCCAGGCCGGCCCGGCCCTGTCCGTGGCCCTGGGCGTGCTGGCTGCCGTGTGGCTGGCCTGGGCCTTTGCCGCGCGCGGCTGGGCGGCCAGGCTCGGGTGCGGTCTGCTCGGAGTCGTGGCCACGGCCGTGCTGCTGGCCGGGCCGCTGTACATGGTCAGCCGGCCGCTCATCGAGGCGCGCACGGCCGCCGACGCCCGGCCAGCCGAACTGGCCCGCCTGGATGCGGCCATGGAGGCCCGCCGCGCGGAACTGGCCCGCTACCTGGAGATCTCGGCCTCGGGCCGCTACGGCTGGCACGGCCGCATCGATGACGCGCGCCTGGCCATAGCGGAGCTGGAGGCACAACGCGCCAGCCTGGCCAACGCCACGGCCGCCGGCCTGCCCTGGCAGACCTGGGCTGCCTGCGGCCTGCAGGCCCTGGCCCTGCTGCTCCTGCAGACCGGTGCGGCGAGCATGGCGGCCATATGCGGCCGGCGCTGGCGTCAGACCAGCGAGCCAGCCCCGAGGGCTCGGGTTGCCTGCGGCGAGTTGGAGGCCCTGACCCCGGTTGCCAGCCCCGAGGTCGTTTCCGAACCCGAGGCGACCTCGGCCCAGGCGGAGGCGCTTGAAACGCCTGTTTCAGCCGAGGTTGAATCGCCTGAATCACCCGCGCCTGCTGAAACGGATCCGGCTGAATCATCTGAAACACCCGCCGCGCCTGAAATGAACCAGGCCTCGGAAACAGTGATTCAGCCCACGGAATTTTTGATCAAGCGGCTGCAGAAGCGAGTGGCCGCGTGCATCCAGGCCTCTGGCCTGAGCCAGCGCGAGTGGAGCAGGCGCGAGGGAGTCAATCCCCGCGACGTGTCCCTGCTCCTGAATCACTTCAACCTAGCCAAGGCCGGCAAACAGACCGTTTCAGTTCCGAAGCTGAATCAGTTCGCCCAACAATTTTTGAACCAGCAGCAGGCGGTGGGCGCGTGAGATGTCGATCGACCTGGCGCAACTGCGGGCCGAGATCGAGCAGCTATACGGCACGGTCTACCGCTTCGTGCGGTGCAGCCGGCTGCCCAAGAGCATGGTCTACGCCGTGCTCGGCCAGCGATACGGCGGCGACACCGAGCGCCAGGTGGCGCGCATCCGGGCCTCGCTGGTCTCCACCGATGACCCCGAGGCGCGGATATACACGGCCCTGGAGACTGTGGCCTGCAGCCGCTGCCGCCGGCCAGGCCCCCGGCCATGCACAGAGTGCCAGCAGACCCTGCGCGCCCAGGCGCGGGCGGTCATGACGTTAAAATCTCAACTTGGGTGACAAACATGCTCGAAGGATTGGGGCTCGGAATAGTCATCTTTTGGATTTGGGTAGGGGCTCCCTGGTGGGAGCGTCGCAAGCGGGCCAAAGCGACCAAGGCCGCTGCCGTCGCCGGACCGGTCCGCCCCGAACCATTTGTCCAGATGGTCTTTGGATCGGGTGACGTTGTGCACCTGACCAGGGACGAGGTCGCGCGCCTAGTGCGCGATATTTCCGCACGCGAGCAGTAGAGGCACACGATGGCAGAATCCCGCACACGCAAGGCGCTCCTTTTGCTCACCACCGAAAGCAAAGCGCGGCTCAAGGTTGAGTTATACGATGCCGCCCAATGGCCCGATGCCGAAGGCTCCGAGCCGGGGTTACTGCGCCTGCGCGTCAATGGCCGCTGGGCCTGCAATGGCAGCAAGTACACATTTTTCGACCTGTCCGGCCTGGCCGCCTATCTGGCCCGCGAGTTCGGGGCGGTCCTCGGCCTGGAGGCTCCGCGCGAGGCCCCGGTGTTGCCTCGGGGCACACGGGTGCGCATGCCCACGGCGCGCATTGGCGACGAGACGCTCTTTACGGCGACCTGGACGGCCGGCGATCCATACCAGTTGGCTACGGGACAATGGCTGGTCAAGTGCGTCGGCGCCCGCGATCCGGTGCCGGTCCATGACCTGGAGGTGATCCATGAGCAGGCAGATTGAGGATGTGTTGCGCATGCTCCAGCGCGAGTTTTTGCCGTATAAGGGCCACATCCAGCCCATAGTGTACGAGCAGTTGGGCTGTTCAAATTCAAAAAAAGCCAGGTGGTTCGAAAAGCAACAACACTATGTCTGCATAGGCTGTCGGCGCTATTGCGCCCTGGCCAACCCGGAAGGGTTTGAGCTGGCGTTGCCTGTCAGGAATCGGCGGCGGGCGCGAGGGTATTTTGCCTATCTGCCACAGGTGAGCGCCAAATCCCTACTTGAAAGTAAATTGGTCCTGCGTGTTGACGAGGCTGCCTGGGTGCTCGGTGTGTCCGAGCGCGAGATATACAACTATGTCGATGATGGACGCCTGGTCCGCGCCAGTGATCTGCCTCCGTTGCGAGTGACGACGGACAGCGTCCGGCAAATGCTTCCCGCCTGAAACATCCCGCCATACCCCCTCCACCCGAAGCGGCCCGCATGGGCCGCTTCTCTTTTTTGCGCTCACATGCCCGCAAAACAAGGACACGATAGTTTGCATAGTTTGCATACAGCCCTCTGCAAGAGCTTCCCGCCCGGCTATCGTCCGGCGCAAGGAGTACGCACATATGCACTACGTCCCCCAATACTTTGGTCCCCAAGAGCTGGTCAGCCCGGCCTGTCATGCCCGCCTGGTGGCGCGCGGGATGCTCGGCCGCGTGTGGACGCTTTTCGACTGGCGCATCCTGTGGGCCGCGGACCAACTGCGCGAGCTGTACGGGCCGCTGGTCTGCAATGACTGGCAGTGGCGCGGCGAGGCCGGCCACAAACAGCGCGGCTTCCGCCTGCCGTCCACCGACATCGGCGCTGAGTTCAGCCAGCATCGCTTCGGCCGCGCGCTGGACCTGGTCCCGGTGCAGGTTACTGCCGCCGAGATCCGCGAGGACATGCGCACGCATCCGGACCGCGAGGCCTACCGCCACATCACCGGTGTCGAGGACGACGTGTCCTGGCTGCACATCGACTGTCGCAACTGGCCCGTGGCAGTGACCGGCATCATGTTCTTCAGGCCTTGAGCACAGTCATGAGCGTCACAGGCTTCCTTTCGGGTCTCATGTCGCCCGTCAACAAGATCATCGACAAATTTACGTCGGACAAGGAGCGCCTGGAGGCCCAGCGCGCCCTGCTGCAGCTGGAGGTGCAGCTCTCCGAGCGCATGCTGCAATACGAGACCGGGCTCATGGACGCGCGCGCCAAGGCAATCACGGCCGAGGCGGCGGGCAAGGGCTGGCTGCAATCCAACTGGAGGCCCGTGACCATGATCACCTTCTTGGTGCTCGTCGTGCTGGATTCGGTGGACCTGCTGCCCAACAGACTCTCCGAGCATGCCTGGGACCTGCTGGAGTTGGGCCTGGGTGGATACGTCATCGGGCGTTCGGCCGAGAAGGTTGTGCCGCGTCTGCTTGATGCCGTGAAAAAGGACAAGAGGGACAAGGACTGATGGACGAAGTCGACATTTCCCAGCGCGCCGAGGCGCTGTATCTGGCCGAGGCGTTGGCCGCCCGTGAAGTCTCCGACTCTCCTGGCCCCGTGCTGATTGACGGCCTGGCCTGCTGCCGCGAGTGCGAGCAGCCTATCCCGCTCGCGCGCCTGGCCGCTGTGCCGGGCTGCGGCCTGTGCGTCACCTGCCAGACCCAGGCAGACGGGAGGCGCGCATGAGCTGGGAGGCGTTTTTGGACCTGTTGCTGCGCCTGTTGCAGATCGTCGTGATCCCCTTCGCGGTCTGGGTCGCCCGGGAACTGCTCTGTCTGCGGCGCGACTACGTGGGGCTCGCCGCCCGCGTCAGTCGGAACGAAGAGCGGTTGGACGAGCTGCCCGGCACCACGGCCGTGCATCAGCTGGCGTTGGGCATCGAAGCTCTGCGCGGAGAGGTGCGCGCGGTGGGCGCCCGCATCGGCGGCCTGGAAACGCTCACCGCCAAGTTGGACCGCATCCTGGAGCGCCAGGAGACCTATCTGCTGAATGGAGGGGCGGACAAGAAATGAGTTACGATGTGGTGATCACCGAACACCTGCGCATCACCATTCTGCGGCTGCTGGAGGAGGTGCCCAGCCGGACGCTGAACGAGTCGATCCTGCTCGACAAGAGCGAGCCCTACGGATTTGCGCCGAGCCGCGACCGCCTGCGCACGGAACTGCGCTGGCTGGAGGAACAGGGGCTGGTGCGCCTGTCCGGCGGGCCGTGTCTTGTGGCCACGCTCACCGAGCGCGGCGAGGACGTGGCGCGCTGCCGGGTCACCGTGCCCGGCGTCAAGCGACCCTCTCCCCGGAGGTAGGGCGGGATGGAACGGTCCTTATCCGACGGAGTCAGCGGCGGCAGCCGTCGCGAGCATCCACCCGAGACCGTCTGGCAGGCCCAGGAGCTGTACTGCGTGGCCCGCCTGCCCATGGACGAGGTGGCCAGCCAGATAGGAGTGGCCACGTCCACGCTCTGGCGCTGGTGCAACGCCTACGGCTGGCGCGACAAGCGCGAGCAACTCGCCCAGGCCCAGGCCGAAATGCGCGCGGACCTGGTCCTGGCCAGGAGCAGGATGATCAAGTCGCTCCTGGAGGACAAGGACCCCATGGTCGGTTTTGCCGTCGCGAAATTGGAGACCCTGGCCATGCAACAGGCCGAGGCCGAGCGCGCCGGCAAGCTGGCCGCGCAGACAGCCCAGGCCCTGGCGGCTCCCAGGCGTGAGATACGCACCCTGGCCGACGCCGTGGCCGCCCTGGGCGAGGCGCTGGAAGTCAAGCTGAATGCCCTGTTGGCGGCCCCTGACTCTCTGGATGTGGCCGTCCTGCGCGACCTCAAGGGCTGCATGGACCTGCTGACCCAGCTCAAGGCCCAGCACGCCGCCGAAGAGAAAGCTGGCGGCAAGGCCAAGGGCCTGAGCCGCGAGACGGCCGAACTCATCGAAAAGAAAATCCTCGGGAGGGCCTGATGGAAGGCATGCTGCTGCCATACCAGCGGGCCTGGGTGGAAGACCGCTCGCCCGTCAAATTTTGGGAGAAGTCCCGGCGCATTGGCGCGTCCTATGCCGACGCGGCGGACAGCGCCTTGGTCGCCGCCAAGGCCCAGGACGCCGGGGGCATGTCCACCTATTACCTCAGCTACAACAAGGACATGACCAGCCAGTACGTGCGCGACGTGGCCGCGTGGGCGCGCATCTTCGACCTGGCGGCCGGCGACATGGAGGAGCTCGTCCTGCGCGACGGCGACAAGGACGTGACCATCTACCAGGTGCGTTTCCACTCGGGCTTCGTGGTCCAGGGCCTGTCCAGCAACCCCAACAACCTGCGCTCCAAACAGGGCCGCGTGCGCATCGACGAGGCGGCCTTTGTGGAGGACCTGGCCGAGCTGCTCAAGGCGGCCCTGGCGCTCATCATGTGGGGCGGCGACGTGGCCGTGCTCAGCACGCACAACGGCGACGACAACCCGTTTAATCAGTACGTGCAGGACATCCGCGCTGGCAAGCTCAAGTACTCCCTGCACCGCACGACGTTGGACGACGCCCTCTCCCAGGGCCTGTATCGGCGCATCTGCCAAGTCAAGGGCGAGGCATGGACGTCCGAGGCCGAGGCGGCCTGGCGGGCCGGGCTCGTGGAGCAGTATGGCGACGGCGCCGACGAGGAGCTGTTCTGCATCCCGCGCCAGGGCTCCGGGGCCTACCTCACGCGCAACCTTGTCGAGGGTTGCATGCGTGAGGACGTGCCTGTGCTGCGCTGGACGCCTCCGGCCGATGATTTTGTAGACTGGCCGCTGGACCGCGCCTGGCGCGAGGTGCGCGACTGGTGCGAGGCCGAGCTTGACCCGCTGCTGTGCCGGCTCGACAGCGGCAGCCGCTCCTATTTCGGCGAGGACTTCGGGCGCAGCGGCGACCTCACGGTCATCTGGCCGCTTCAGGAGCTGGCCAGCCTGTTCCTGCACACGCCCTTGGTCATCGAGCTGCGCAACGCGCCTTTCAGGACCCAGGAGCAGATCCTCTTCCACCTGGCGGACAGGCTGCCCAGGTTCAGCGGCGGTGCTCTCGACGCGCGCGGCAACGGCCAGGCCCTGGCCGAGTACGCCCGGCAACGCTACGGGGCCGAGCGCATCCAGGAGGTCATGCTGTCCGAGGGCTGGTATCGCGAGCACATGCCCAAGCTCAAGAGCCAGCTGGAGGACAAGTCCATGAGCCTGCCCAGGGATGCATACATCCTGGATGACCTGCGCGCCTTCAAGGTCGTCAAGGGGGTGGCCAAGATCCCGGATACGCGCACCCAGGACAGGGCCGGCCAGCGCCACGGCGACGCCGGCGTTGCCGCCGCCCTGGCCGTGTTCGCGGTCAAGACGAGCACCTACGGCGGCGAGTGGGACGTGGCCACGGCCCAGCCTTTCCGGGCCTCACAGACATTCGGGGGGTACTCGCTATGAGGCGCATGGCCCAAATCGCTGGCCGCCTGCTCAATTTTGCTCGCCGTCCCAGCCACGATCAGCCTGGCCGGGAGCAATTGCTCACGGAGATCGCCACGCGCGAGGCCGCTGGCGTGGACCTGGTGGGCTGGCTGGGGGTCCTGCCTGACCCGGACCCCGTGCTGCGCAAACGCGGCGACGATGCCTCGGTGCTCGACGAGCTGTGCGCCGATGACCAGGTCGCCATGGCCAGGGCCAAGCGCAAGCTCCGGACGCTCAACCGCCAGGACTATGACTTCCAGCCCGGCGCGCCGAAAGGCGAGGAGCCCTCAGCCGAGGCCGAGCGGCTGTGCAAGACCCTGGTTGCCGACCTGGAAAACCTGGATATGCGCGGGCTCATCTCCGAGATCCTGGACGCCCCATATTTCGGCTACACGGTCATCGAGCTCATGTTCGAGCCGGCCGGCAAGGGCCTGCGCTTGGTGGACGCCGTGGCCAAGCCGCGCGGTTGGTTCGGCTTCGACACGCACAATCGCCTGGTCTTCCGCAGCCAATTGAGCCTGCAAGGCGACCTGGTGCCGCCGCCCAAGTTCGTCCTGGCCCGCCACGGCGCAACCTACGCCAATCCCTACGGCGAGCGGCTGCTCACACGCTGCTTGTGGCCCGTGGCCTTCAAGCGCGGCGGAGTGCAGTTCTGGATGAATTTTGCCGAAAAGTATGGCCAGCCGTGGACCGTGGGCAATGCGCCCTCTGGCGCGGATCGGCCGGCCCGGCAGGCCATGGCCGCCGACCTGGCCAGGATGACCCAGGACGCCGTGGCCGTGCTGCCGCAGGGCAGCGAGGTGAAGATCTACGAGGCATCAGGAAAGTCGGCCGACATCCATGAACGGCTGGTGCGCCACTGGGACGCGGCCATCTCCAAGGTGCTCATGGGCAACACGCTGTCGGCCGAGCTGGGCGACGGCGGCAGCTATGCCGCCGCACAGACTCACTCCGGCGAACTGGCCGACCTGGCCCAGGCTGACGAGGCCCTGGTCAAGGCTACGATGGACGAGCTGGCCTGGAACTACACCAGGCTCAACGCTGCCGAGGGCGTCTTCGCGCCCGTATTCCGGTTTGATAAGCCGGAGGACTACGGGGCCAAGGCTGATCTGGATACCAAGCTGCACGGCCTCGGTGTGCGCTTTTCCAAGCCGCACTTTGTCCAGGAGTACGGTCTGCCCGAGGACCATTTCGAGGTCCGCGTCGAAACTCCTGTCACCCAAAATGAGATTTTTGCCGACAGGCCAGGCCCCACGTTCGCCTCGACTTCCGACCCCGGCGAGGCCGCTGTTGTCGATGCCCAGGACGCCCTGGACCGCATGATCGCGGGCCTGCTGCCCGAGGCCGTGCGGGCCAGCGAGGAGCGCTCGCGTCGGATCATCGAGATCGTCCAGGCCGCCGAGACCTGGGAGGATATGCAGCTCATGCTGGCCGAGGCCATGCCCGAGCTGGCCGGCGATGAGTTCGAGGAGCTTCTCGCTCGCGCGGTCGTCGCCGCGGACATGCACGGCCGTCTGGCCGCCAGGGATGAGGGCCAGGAGGGACGCGATGGCCGTTGAGCCCCTTGCGTTGCCCATGCGCGAGGCCAGGGCCTTTTGGGCGGACAAGAAGATCGTCACCCGCAAGGAGTTTGACGAGCTGTCCGAGCGCGCCCGCGCGCGGGCCTTCACGGTCTCGGGTCTGTCGGCTCAGGACCAGCTCGCGCAGGTCCACGCGGCCATGTCCAAAGCCACCGAGAGCGGCGAGACCCTGGCCGACTTCAAGGAGCGCATCGGGGACATCATCGAGCAGCAGGGCTGGACCGGGCACAAGGCCTGGCGCGTGGACACGATTTTCAGGACCAACATCCAGTCCGCCTACCAGGCCGGGCGTTTCGTGCAGATGCGCCGCGCGGCCAAGACGCGGCCGTACTGGCGCTACGTCGCCGTGCAGGACAGCCGCACGCGACCCAGCCACTCGGCCCTGCATGGCCTGGTCTACCCGGCCGACCACGACTTCTGGTCGCGGTTTTACCCGCCCAACGGATTCCGTTGCCGCTGCACGGTGCAGACCCTGAGCGAGCGCCAGGTCGAGGATCGCGGCTACGAGGTGCAGCAGGACTGGCCCGGCATGATCGAGCCCGTGGACCCAAGGACCGGCGAGCGGTTGCCGCCAGTGCGGCCGGCTCCGGACAAGGGGTTTGCCCAAAACACGGCCGAGGACTGGATCGCCTCGCTCACGCCTCGGGAGGTCGATGCGCGGGATCTGCGTGTACGTCCGGTCAAGGCGCTCTGCCGCGATGGCCGGGGCATGTTCGCTGCCGACGGCTGCAAACCGCGCCTGGCAACGCTCGACCCGCGCCATGTCCTGCCCGTGCGGCCCGCAGACATTCTTCCCGCCGGCCTGCGCGATGACGAGTATGTCCTGGAATTTCTTAAGGAGTTCGGGCTGCGGCGCCTCGGCGACAGTCGCACGCACGTCCTGCCCGGCGGTGTGCCTGTGGTCATCAGCAGGCGGCTTTTCGAAGACCGCCAAAAAGGCGGCTGGAAGGTCCGCAAGAGCGGGCGCGAGCGCTATCTGAAGCTGCTGGCCCGGACGATACGCGAGCCCTACGAAGTCTGGCAGGTGCCAGCCGAACTGGCCGGTCGCAGATACGAGGTGATCCGATTGCTGCGACTGTTCCAGGGCGCAGAGGGACGCGTCGGAGGCTTCGTGGTGTTCAACCTGGTGGGGCGGCGCTGGCTGGGCACGACAGCCTTTACGCCCAAGGCGGGCCGACCGGAAGCCATGCTGGAGTACCTGGAAAAACAGAGGAGTGGGATACTGCTGCACAGGGAAGAGCTGTGACGTCGCTGGCCGCACAGCGGGCGACACCCTTGCTGCTACCCCCGCCAGCGCGAGGTTCAGGGTGCGCCGCCCGGACCTTCCCGTAGCAGATATAGCATAATCCCCGCCTCAAACCTTGTCAAAAATAGTTTGCATATCCTGCATGGCCGCATGGTTGCGGCCAGCCGGACATATTACGGAGGACGCATGAGCTGGATCAACATCGCCCGAGTCGGAAAGTTCAAGGACATGGCCGGCCGCCTGGTGGACTTCACCCGGTCAACGCTTGAGCAGATCGCGCGCGACTACGACCCCAAGCGCCTGCAGGCCCCGCTCGTCTTCGGCCATCCGCAGACCAACGACCCGGCATTCGGCTGGGTCGAGGGGCTGCGCGTGGTGGGCGATACACTGCAGGCCAGGCTCAAGGACGTGCCCGAGGAGGTCAAGGCGCTCATCGCCAAGGGCCACTACCGCCACGTGTCCATGAGCCTCAATCCGGATTGGACCCTGCGCCACGTGGGTTTGCTCGGAGCCGTGCCACCGGCCATCGACGGCCTGGGTGAGGTGAGTTTCGGCGCAGACGAGGACGCCACGACAATCGAATTTTCAACCGAGCCCGCACCCGCGGACTCACGGGAGGCTGACATGGCTACGCTGGAGGAGCTGCAACGCCAGCTCATGGACAAGGACAAGGAGATCGCCACGCTCACCGCCGAGCGCAATGAGGCCGTGACGGCCAGGGACAAGGCCACGTCCGATTTCGCCGCCTTCAGGGGGGAGCAGGAGGCCAAGGCCCGTGAGGCGCGCTTTGAGAAGCTCGTGGCCGACGAGCGCGCCCTGCCCGCCGAGCGTGAGCAGGTGTTGACGTTTGCCGCGTCCCTGGCCGCTGCCACCGCGACCATCAATTTTGCCGCCGAGGGCGGCAAGGTCGAGGCCATCAGCCAGGAGGAGGCCTACTGGCGCAGCCTGGAGGCCCGTCCCCAAAACGGCCTGCTGACCGAGTTTGCCACGCCCACGCGCGCCGCGCAGCCGGGCCGGGCCGAAGACAAGACGCCGGCCGACCTGACCAGCAAGATCTAGGAGGTCCCATGCCCATCAACGGCAAGATCCACAGCTACAGCTACGACGACGAGCGCGCCGGCATCAAGGGCCACGGCCCGGTGCTGGTCACAGCCGCCTTTGCGGCAGACCAGGGTGTGCTGCCCGTGGGGCTCATCCTGGCCAAGGACGAGAGCGGTGATCTGGTGCCGCAGGCCGCTGACGCCGTGCCTGTGGCCGTGCTCGACGAGATACTGGACACGGCCCAGGCCACGGCCGGCGTGGTGGTGATCCACGGCACCGTGCGCCGCGACGTGCTCAAGGTCGGCGCGGTCGATCCGGCCGCTCCCGACGCCACCCTGCTGGCCGTGCTTCAGGCCGCCGGCATCTACCCCATTTAACCAGCGGAGGGCATCATGCTCGACATCCGGGGACTGTTCACCCGCGACGCCATCGTGCGCTACTTGCTCGCGCTGCCCGTGATCAAGACACCCATCATGGACAGCCTGTTTGTCAATCGGCCCCAGTTGGCCATGCCCATTGTCGGCGTCCACGAAATCCAGGGCGTGGTGCATGCTCTGCCCGTGGTCAAGCGCGGCTCGGCGTCCATCCCGGCCACCAGGGATTCCGGCCAGGCCGACTTTTACGAGCCCTTGCCGGTCAAGCCGAACACCTTCGTGGGCGGCATGGACCTCAATAACCTGCGGGTGCTGGGCCAGGACGCCAAGAGCGCCTGGGCGCAGGGCAAGGCCGACCTGTTGCGCCGGGGCGTGCGCAAGACCACCGAGGCCCTGTGCTCCCAGGCCCTTAGCGGCGAGATCGACTGGCCCGTGCAGATGGAGGCCGGCGGCTTTGACCGTTGGGTCATTGACTTCGGCGCGCCGCTTAGCGTGACGCCGGCAAAAAAGTGGGGTGCCGAGGGCGTCAAGCTGGCCGATGTCTTCGAGACATTGACGGCCATGCAGGAGGCCCTGGAGCAGGAGGGTTATGGCGGCGAGGTCGAGATACAGGCCTCGGGCGACGTCTACAACCAGCTCTTCCGCCTGGCCGAGGACTCCAGGACCACGGCCAAGTTCCGGGTGGAGATCACGGACCAGGGCATCAACGTGGGCGGCTTCTTGGTCAAGCGCCGGGCGGAAAAATACCGTGATCCCGAGACCAGGGGGATGGTGCCCGTGGTGCCGGCCAAGACCGTGCGCATGGTGGCCAAGGACGCCGACCACCGGCTCATCTACGCGGCCGTGGACGATTTGGACGCCAACCTCCAGCCCCTGCCCATGTTCATCAAGCCGCTCAAACGGGACGATCCGAGCGGCTGGATGCTGGTAGCGGAGTCCAAGCCTTTCCCGGTCCCCAACATGCGCGGCATCTGCGTGGCCCAGGTGCTGGCCTAGACCCTGCGTAGGATCGCGGGGCGCGGCCTAGTCTAAGACTAGTCCCAAGCGCGCGTCAGGAGTGTCTATGTACTGCCATCGTGATGATCTGACCGAGTATCTGCTGCAGGCCTACCTGGACAAGGCCGAGGAGATCGCGCCCGGCATCATTGACCGCTGCGTCGCGGCAGCCAACGGCCGGGTCGAGGACGCCCTGCGCAGCAAGTTCGTGCTGCCCCTGGGCGCGGTCCCGGACACCCTGCGTCAGATCGCGGCGGCCCTGGCCGCCCACGGTGTGGTCGGGGCCGTAACCACGTTGCTCAACGAGGCCGAGTTCATGTTCCTCTTGGACCAGGTCCGGGAGGCCAGGGCGGCCCTCAAGCGCATCGTGGACGGCAAGGACGACATCGGCCTGGAGCGGCTGGGCGCCGAGCCTGTGGCCGACACCGGCATCGAGGTCCACGCGCCCACGCCCCTGTTCGGCTCTGACACCTGGAGGCGGTTCTGATGGCTGGCGCGCGCTTCAAGATGGATCTGTCGGGTCTGCAGGCTACTGTCGGCGCGGCCATGGCCCACGTGCAGGCCCGCCAGGAGCTCATGGAGCAGATCGGCGAGCAGCTCGTCAGCTCAACGCAGCAGCGCTTCGAGGACGGCCAGGGACCGGACGGCGAGGACTGGGAGCCGTCCATCCGCGCCAAAGAGGACGGCGGTCAGACCCTGGTGGACACCGCCAGGCTGAAAAACAGCATCGGCTACGAGGCCAGCCCCAACCTGGTCGCCGTGGGTACGAACGTCGAATACGCGTCCACGCACCAGTTCGGGGCCGAGATCCGCGCCAAGAATGCGCCGCATCTGCGTTTCCAGGTGGGCGGGCGCTGGGCGCGCAAAAAGTCCGTGACCATCCCGGCCCGGCCGTTCATCGGGATTTCGGCGCAGGACATCGAGGATACGCGCCAGACCGTGCAGACCTGGCTGGCCGCCGGATTCGGCGTCCGTTTGGGGCAGTCAAAATGAGAAGTCTCGCAGAGCAGATCATCCGCGACGCGGCCGTGGCCGCCGGCCTGCCTGCCGAGCGCGTGGGCCGCAAGCCCGAACGCGAGGACAAGCTGGCTAAGTCGCCTCGGCTGGAGACCGAGTTCTTGCCCGAGGGGCTGGAGCGCGACTTTGGCAAGGTCGCGCGCTTCCCGGCTCCGAGCCAGGAGGAGACGCACGAGACCATCCGCGCGCGCATCTACACCCGCAGGCTGGACGTGCGCGCCGAAGTCATAGCCGAGGACGAGGAGTGGCTGGCTGATTTTGTGCCGGCCTTCCTTCTGGCCCTGCCGGCGCGGACGGCAGACGCGGACAACAACCTGGTGCGCGTGGAGGCGTATCGGGCGACCCTGGGCGGCTTTAACCGCAAGACCGTGGAGGTCTTCCGCCGGCGGGCAGCGGCCCTGCATCTGCGTTTTAGCGGCATGCTCTGCCGGGACGAGACGCTGCCGCTCATCCGCGAGATCAACATCAAGGACGGCCTGACCGTCCAGGAGGCATGACATGGCCAAGGACAAAACCAAGGGCGTTTCGGCCGAGCGATCCGAAAGCATCATCGACCCGCGCCGCGTGGAGCGGGTCAGGCAGCCCGAGCCCGCTGCTCCGGCCGCCCCGGCCACACAGGCCACACAGGCTAGGCCGGCCACATCGGCCAAACCCGGCCAGTTGCGCCCGGTAGAGGACATTGCCCGCGATCAGGGCCTGCCGCTCTGGGAGCAGGCTGCCCTGCGCCAGGCTGCGGGCTGGGCTCCGGGCAGGCAGGTCAGCGCCGAGCAGTTCGGCGCGGCGTTGGCCAAACTCCGGAGCCGCGCCTGCGGCTCGGGCAGGATTTAGGAGGCCCGCATGGGTGATGTCTATGAATACATAGTGGACGGCACGTCCGGCCTGGCGCCTGGTGGCGTGGACGGCTCGTGCATCGTTGCCGGCGTCTGCTCCAAGGGCGAGGTCGGCAAGGGCTACTTGCTGGGCAAGTCCAGCGACCTGGCCGGCCTGCTGGGCGTGGGACCGCTGGTGGACCGGCTGCGCGACCTGTTTGCGACAGGCGGTCAGGCCGCCACGGCTATCGCCGTGCCTGTGGCCGGTCAGCCGGGCGGCTACGTCTCGCCGGTTCGGCATACCGGCACAGGCCCAGACGCAATGGTCAGTGGCGTGCCGGCCGAGAACGCCGACGCGCTCGTGCAGATCGTGGACGCTGGCGCGCTCGGTGCGGCGACCTGCAAGCTCTCCCTGGACGGCGGCAAGACCTGGCAGGCCACCACGGCTACGCCGGCCAACGGCCAGATCCCGCTCGGCGTGTCTGGAGCGACCCTGGTTCTGGAAGATGCCGACCAGGTCGCCGGGGACCAATACGCCGTGACCGTGCGCACGGCCATCGGCCCGGTGTCCAAGATCGGCAACGGTCCGGACATCACGGCCACCGGCACACCCAGGGCCGCGGCCGAGGTCATCCTGCAGATCCTCCAGGCCGGCGGCCGCAACGAGGGCACGTATCGTCTGAGCGTGGACGGCGACACCTTCGGGCCGGAGCGGACTCTGCCCGTGGACGGCCTTATCACGGTCGGCGACACGGGCGTGGTCATCACCTGGCCCGACCAGGACGGCGTTGCCGGCACGACCTACAGCGTCCGGGTGCTGCCGCCCGTGCCGACCATCGCGGCGGTCATGGCCGCGCTGGAACGGCCGCTGGAGCTGTACGACGTGGAGTTCGTGCACGTGGCCGGCCCCACGGATTCCGTGGACTGGGCCGCGCTGGGCGTTGCGGCCGACGAGTTGTGGAATCTGCACCGGCCCACGTTTTTTCTCTGCGAGGCCCGTCTGCCCTTTGACGGCGAGGACATCAACGACTGGACCGCCGCCATGCTCCAGGAACGGGCGAGCTACGCGCACCGATTTGTGGCCGTGTGCTGCCAGTTTGGGGAGGTCATGGATTCCACGGGCCGGCGCGTGGTGCGCAACTGGGGCGGTCTGGCCGCCGGACGCATCATGGCCATCCCGGTCATGCGCGCCATCGGCCGCGTGCGCGACGGCGGCATCGCCCCGGCCACACTGCCCGACGACTGGAACGAGGCGGTGCAGCAGGCCCTCCAAAAGGCGGGCTACCTCACGGCCAAGCGCTACGCGGGGCTGTCCGGCGTCTACTGGGGCGACGCGCGCACCCTGGCCGACGCCACCAGCGACTACCAGTACATCGAGGTGCTGCGCACGGTCTTCAAGGCCATCCGCAAGCTGCGCATCCAGGCGCTCAAGTCCATGTACGACGAGGTCGGCGACCCGCTGGCCAACGGCGGCGCGGCCGGCATCGAGTACCTGCGGACCAACCTGGGCCTGGCCCTGGATACGATGGTCCTGGCCCAGCCCCAGGAGCTGGCCGGCTACGTCATCGAGATCCCCGACGGCCAGGACATCGTCAACAACGGCCTGGCGGCAGAGACCAAGCTGGTGGGCATCCCCATCATCCGCAGCATCAAGCTGTACGCCAGCTATTACTACGCCGGATCGACCCTCGATCCGCGCTAAGGAGGTGGAGAGTGCCCATCAACGGCGCCATCTATGATTGGGAGGATGTCAAGATCGTCCTGCCCTCGGGCGAGACGGTAGGCCTGACCGACATCAACTACGAGGACGGCCGCGACGTGGAGATGCGCTACGGCAAGGGCGCGGTTCCGCGCGGAGTCGGTCGTAAAAACTACGAGGCCAGCGGCAACTGCACGCTGGACTCGGACGAGTTCCAGCGGTTGCAACTGGTCATGGGCGGGTCCATGTACAACACGCCCGTGCCCATCATCGTCAGCTACGGCTCCACGCTCAAGGAGACTGTGACCGACGTGTTGCCGCTGTGCTGGATCACCAAGACGTCCACGGCCGCCAAACAGGGCGAGCCCAACGTGCGTGAGGTCAAGTTGGACTTCAAAGTCTCGAGGCCCATCCTCTGGAACGGCGTTCCGGCCTACACCAAGGCCGGCAATCTCATCGACACCATCGCGGACGTCATCACCTAAAGGTAAAGGAGCACATCATGACCAAGAACAGCACAGCGCACGCAGAGACCGGAGGCCAGGAGACGCGGGCCGTGTCCGCCGAAGGCTACGTGACTTTCGAGCACACTTTCTTCGACAAGTTCCAGGGCGAGGACGTGAGCTTCAGTTTTCTTTTCAAGCGGCCCACGCAGCCCCAGGTCGAGCGGGCGCAGAAGACCATGATGAAAAAGCCGGGCATGGCGCTCGGCAACCTCGTCCTGGATGTGGTGCACCCCGACCGGCGCGAGGAGCTGCGCCGGGCCTGCGACACCTACCCCGGCCTGGCCAGCGCCCTGGGCAACGCCATCCTCACTTCGGTGGGCTTCGGGGAACTGGGAAACTGATTCGGGCGGCCAGGGCGGACCTGGAGGGCAACGGCATGGCCCAGCACTCTGCGCTGATCCGGCACTGGTTGCACGCCGAGCCGGTCGAGGAGATGGAGAGTTTTGCCGACCAGGCCGCCCAGGCTCTCTGGCTGGAGCAAAGGCATTTCGAAACGCTGGGCAAGATGCTCGGGGGGAAGTAGATGGAAGGCATTTTCGCCGTGCAGGCCGTCATGAGTCTGGTGGACAACATCACCGGACCCATGCGCGCAGTGGAAAGCCAGTTGGCTGCCACGGAGCGGCGTGCGACCAGCCTGGGCCAGCGCATGGGCATGCTGGCCAAGTCCATGCTGCCCGTGGCCGCCGCGGCCGGAGCGCTGCTGCTGGGCTTCGGTGGCGCTGTCGGGGCTGCGGCGGACTTTGAGCAGGCGCTATCCCGAGTGTCGGCCGTATCCCAAGCCACAGCCGAAGAACAGGCAGCCCTGCGCCGAGCTGCCTTAGATTACGGGGCATCTACGGTTTGGTCGGCTCTCCAAGTCGCTCAGGCCGAAGAGTACTTGGCCAAGGCGGGCTTTACGGTCAAAGACAACCTTGCCGCGCTTCCTGCCATTCTGGGCATGGCTTCGGCCGGTGCAATTGAGTTGGGGCGGGCGGCGGACATCGGCTCAGACATCCTCTCGGCGTTCGGTTTTGAGGCCAGCCAGATGTCCAGGGTTGCCGACGTCCTGACCAAGACGTTCACCACGGCCAACACGGACCTGGGGATGTTGGGCGACACGATGAAATACGTTGCGCCTGTGGCCCGCTTGGCCGGCCTGGAGTTCGAAGAAACCGCGGCCATGGCAGGCATGCTGGGTAATATCGGCATCAAGAGCGGCCAAGCCGGTACGGCCCTGCGCACGATGCTCAGCCGTTTGGCCTCTCCGGCTGGAGAGGCGTCCAGATTGTTGCGCTCGCTGGGCGTGGATGTGCTGGATGCCTCCGGCAACATGCGCAGCCCCGTAGTTGTACTTGGCGAGTTGTCCGAAGCGCTATCTGGTATGGGGTCGGGCAAGCAGATCCAGGCCTTGGAAACCATCTTTGGCGTGGAGGCCATGACCGGGGCATCCGAGGTCATCAGGCAACAAGGCCTGGGCAGCCTCATGCAATACGTTGAGGTGCTCCGTGCCAGCGCCGGGACTGCCGAGCAGGTTGCTGCCGAAATGCTCAACAACCTGCGCGGCGACATGGAACAGGTCAGCGGGGCCATGGAGTCCCTGAGTATCATCACGGGCTCAGTGTTCACTCCGCTCCTACGGCCGCTGGCCCAGGGATTGGCCATCATCATCAGCACATTGGCCGAGTTAGCCCAGACTCCTGTGGGCGAAACCGTGATCCTCGTGGCCGGCGTCCTGGCCACGGCCGTGGTGGGCATTGCCGCATTCGCGGCCGCGAGCTGGGCCGCCTCGGCCGTGCTGCCCATCCTGGGCGGCGCGCTGGCCGCTGTGAGCTGGCCCATATGGGCCATTGTGGCGGCCGTGGGCCTGCTGGCCCTGGCCTGGCAAACAAATTTCGGCGGCATGGCCGACAAGATTAAGGTCTGGTGGAACACCGTCTCGCTTGTGGGCCGGGGCGTGTGGGCCGCGCTCTCCTCGGTCAAGGACGGCACGGGCGAAATCAAAGGGGAACTGGCCGAAAAGATCGATGCCGCCGGTTTGGTGGGCGTGGTGACCACGGTGGCCAGGCTGGCCTACCGCATCCGCGAGCTGGGCATCGGCATCTGGCAGGGCATCTCCGGCGTGGCCACGGCCACCTGGGCCGTCGTCGGTCCCATCCTGGACGCCCTGGCCGGCATTGTCATGACCGTGGCGGGCTGGTTCGGGTTGCTCGGCTCGGCCATGGCCGAGACCGGCGCTGGGTGGGATGTAGGCGCCTGGAATGCCATCGGCCAGGTGCTGGGTTCCATCGTGGCCACCATCGCCGTGGGCTACGGCGTCGTGATGGCCTTCCGGGCTGCGCAGATGGCCATTGTCGTGGCTACCAAGTTGTGGGCCGCCGCGCAGTGGCTGCTCAATGCCGCGCTGAATGCAAACCCCATCGGCCTGTTCATTTTAGGGCTCGTGGCTGCGGCCGCGCTCATCTACGTCTACTGGGAGCCCATCAGCGGCTTTTTTGGGCGCGTCTTCGGGGCTGTCGGCAAGGCGATCAGTGGCGCGTGGGATGCCGTGACCACAATACTTGGCAAGATGGGCGGGGTATTCAGTGCGATTTTCTCGGGGCTGGGTACCGCATTCAGCAAGATTTTCGATGGGCTACGCGCCATCATTGCCAGCTTCTGGTCTTGGTTGGTGGACATCTTCATGTCGTTCCACCCGCTCGGGATCATCATCAGCAACTGGGAGCCCATCAAGGCCTGGTTTTCCGAGCTGTGGGACTGGTTCGCGGGCTTCGACCTCTACGAGTCGGGCCGAGCCCTCATCGCCACATTCTGGGCCGGTATCAAGGGTCGAGCGTCCGGCTTGTATGACAACTTCCGTGAGTTCCTTGGACCGTTAGCACGGTTTTTGCCGAGCAGCGACGCCAAGGAGGGTCCGCTCTCGGCCCTGACCGCCTCGGGCGCGGCCATCCCGGACACGCTGGGCGAGGGGGTACGGAGCGCGGCTCCGCGTCTGGCCTCTGTCGTGGCCGGAGCGCTCGGCGGGCTGGCCATCGCCGGTGCGGCGCCTGCTCCGGCCCTGGCCGATGCCCCGGCCGCGCCGGAGATCCGCGTGGAGACCCCGGCCCCGGCGCAGTCCGGCCGGCAGCAGGCCCGCCAGATCATCATCCAGGGCATGCAGGTCCATCTGCACGGCGTCAAGGACGCCGACGGCTTCCTGGTCCAGCTCGCGCACCTGGTGGAGGCCCACGATGGCTAGTTTGACCTGGGAGCATGGCGAGGTGCGTCTGGCCGGCGAGCTGCTGCCGGGCGCGCTCAAGCACCTCTCGATCCGTGGATTGGTCCGCTTCGACGAGGCGGAGCAGGACGGCATGAGCGGCAAGACCAGGACGCCGCTCGGCTGGGAGGATGCGGACGTGGTCATCATCGTGGACCTGCTCACGGACTCCGGGTCCACCTGCTACGACAAGCTGACCGCGCTGGACGCCAAGTTTCGGGGTCAGGACGACCAGGGCAATCCGCTGGTGCTGGACGTGGTCAACGCGCACCTGGCTGCGCGGGGCGTGGACCAGGTTGTGTTTTCGGGCCTGGACTCATCCGAGACAGACCAGGATGACGTGATCCAGGCCAGCCTGAGCTTTACAGAGTACCGCCCGGCCGTGGTGGCCGTGGAGGAGCGCGCCGAGGCTGGCGCAGCTCCTGGGACAGCCGCTGCCGAGCCGGGCCTGGACAAGACGCTCACGGTGGGTCTGCTATGACGGCCATATCCGGCATCAACGTCCGCATACGCCTGGGCGGCTTGCGAATCCTGCGCTGTCCACGGCTGGTCATCGACTCCACGCGCCACCAGCCCCTGACCGTGATGCGCATCGTCCTGCCCGATCCGGCTGGCGAGGTGACCCGGACGCTCGCGCAGGGCGGCGACACGGCCGACATCGAGCTGGGCTACCGCGACCAGCAGGCTGCTGCCTGGCGCGGCACGGTGGCCGGGGTCATGGCCGGCCCGAGCAAGGACCAGGTGCTGGTGCGCGTGCTCGGGCCGGAATTGCCGCTGGTGCGTACCGTCATCACCCAGACCTGGCTGGACGAGTCGCCCGAGGCCATCGTGCGCGCGGCCGTGCGCCAGGCCGGCCTGGACCTGGGCCGCATCGACTCGCCGGGCGTGCAACTGCGCCACTTCATGGCCAGCGGTGTGGCGCCCTGGCAACTGGCCCGGCAGGTCGCGCACACGGTGCACCGCGCCATGGGCCGGGACATGCGCCGCTGGGCGCTGTGGATGGATGCCGACGGCCTGGTCAACTGGGGCGACGTCGACGAGCCCGGCCCGGTGCCGGTCATCGCCACGCGCGCCGGGCTCATCCGGCACTCTCCGGCCAGCGGCCCGGCCGGGCTGTCCTGCGTGGAGACGTTCCTCTTGCCGTCCATGCGCCATTCCCGGCTGTTCCGCTTGCGCGACGAGCGCCGGGGCCTCGACGAGCAGATCCGCGCCGTGCGCGTGGTGCACGAGATCACGCCGGACAGTGCCCGGACCCACCTCTACTACGGAGACGAGTATGCAATCTGACCTGCGCCAACTGCGCGCGCTGCTCAAGCGGGCCATCGAGCTGTGCATGCCGGACCTGCGCCGCTACTACCGCGTGGTGCGCAAGGCCCGCGTGGTCCAGGCCTACGCCAGCGATGGCCAATACTGGTGCGATGTGCAGCCGCTGCGCAACGACGAGAGCGAGGACCTGGCCGAGCCCGTTGTCCCGCGCGTGTCTATCCCTGTCCTGTGGGCCGGGCCGGATCGCGGCGTGGTCTGCCCGCCGCAGGTCGGCGTGGTCTGCGACCTGGCCTACTACGACGGTGATCCTCAATTCCCGCACGTGTCCAATTTCCGCTGGCCTTCCGGTCAGGCCCCGGCCTGCGAGCTGGATGGATTCGTGATCCAGGCCGACCCGGATACGTACATCAGGATCGACGCGGGCCGACGCATCCTGCACGTCACCCCGGCCAATGCCGAGGCCGAGATCGGCGGCGACTGGCTGGTCAAAGTCGATGGCGACGTGACGGTCGAGGCCGCCGGCACCATCACCAGCAAGACGGCCGGTCCGGCGACCGGGGTGGTCACCGGCCAATGCATCTGCGCGCTGACCGGCATGCCGCATATCGACAAGTCCAGCACCGTGCTGGCCAGCAAGGAGTAGGTCATGGCCTACGATTCGGAGCAGGCGACGCAGGCCGCCCTGGCCAAGATCGCCGCGAGTCCGCTTTTTCGCGGGGCCGCGCTCACCTCCCAGCTCGAAGTGTTTGTACGGGCCATCTGCGAGGCCGTGGGCGAGCAGGTGCCCAACATTCAGGACGTGGGCGGCGAATATCCGTCCCCGAGCCATCAATGAGCGACGTATTTGGCCAGGACATCTCCCTCGACGCGGCGCGCCAGGCGCGCGTCACGGCCTCGGGCGAGTTGTTGCTCACCGACGGCGCCGAGACCGGTGTGCAGGACATCATCCTGCGGTTGTCCACTCCGCTGGGCAGCCTGTTTTATGACACACAGTACGGTTCGCGGCTGCACCTGTGGGTCCATGAGGAGAGCACCCTGGGCAATCGCATGGCCCTGGAGGCCGAGGTGCGGCGCTGCCTGGCCACGGACCCGCGTGTGCAGCCCATGAGCGCCACGGCGGCAATTCTCAATTGGGATGACAAATCCGTGAGTGTGGGAGCGGGCTGGCAATTTATGGGCAAGGACCATCGCCACAACCTGGTCCTGGGAGTGAGTGACGGCAAAATCGAGGTGGTGAATAGCGATGTCCATCCCGGTTAACAAGACGCTGGAGCAGATCCGCGCCGACATGTTCGGCCGAATCGAAACCGTGCAGGACGAATACGTGGCCAAGGGCTGGTTGCCGCTCCGCCTGAACCTCAATAAGGGCGTCATCCGCGGCATGATCGAGCTGTGGTGCTGGGGCCTGCACCAGCTCTACCTGTTTCTGGCCCACGTGCTCACGCAGGCCTTTCCCTCCACGGCCACGGGCGCTTGGCTTGACCTGTGGTGCCGCTCCGTCAACGTGTTTCGCCGCGACTGGACCAAGGCCCAGGGCTTGGTCCATTTCGTGCGCTCGGGCACGTCGGGCACGTCGGGCAACGTGCGCATTCCGGCCGGGCGCATCCTGCGCACTCCGCCCGATGCCGCCGGCCAGGTTTATCGCTTTGTCACTCTTGAAGACGTCGTGCTTCCGGCCGGCCAGACCGAAGTGGCCGTGCCGGTCGAGGCCGAGGAATACGGCGCGGCCTCGAACGTCACGCCGGGCCAAATCGTTGAGATGGTTACGCCCGTGCAGGGCGTGGACGGCGTGGGGAACCGCTCCGGCTGGCTGACCAGCGAGGGCGCTGACCGCGAGGGCGATGAGAGCCTGCGCGCCCGCTACAGCCTGGCCTGGCTCGCTCGCAATGGCCTGACCAAGTACGCCTACCAGGCCTGGGCGCTGGAAGTGTCCGGCGTGGCCTCGGTCGCCGTGCTGGACCAGCACCCGCGCGGCCAGGGCACCGTGGACGTGGTCATCATGGGCACGGCCGGTCTGCCCACGCAGGATCTGGTGGACGCGGTCACTACGCGCATCGCCGAGGATCAGCCCCAGAACGACGACGTGCTGGTCAAAGGCCCGACCGGGGTGGGCGTGGCCATCGACGCGCAACTGGAGCTGGTCAGCGGCGACGCGCTGGCCATCCAGGCACAGGCCGTGGCGCGATTGCAGGCCCTGTTCCTGGCCGCGGCCGTGGCGGGCGTCGAGCCTCTGGCCGTTGGCGAGGATCTGACCCGCGACCGCATGGTGGCGCTGCTCATGGCCATCCCAGGCGTCAAGCGCATCGCCTGGACCAGCCCGGCCGCCGACGTGGACGTGCCGGCCGACGGCCTGGCCGTGCTGGAGTCCCTCGTTGTCACTACGAGCTGGGCCGAGGCGGCGTAGATGGGCGCGTTCTGGCGATACTTCAGTGAGACGTTGCGCTGGCCGCTTCTTCTCGTGGGCGGGCCGCTGGCCGTCTTGGTCAAGGGCGCGGCCGGAAGCCTCGACCAGGCGCGCCAGGACATCCTCTGGCTACGCGAGCAGTTCAATCCAGAGACCTGCGACGAGCAGTACGTCGAGGAGCACGGCCGCAGCCGGGGAATCCGGCGGCATCCCCTGGAGGGCTTCGGGCGCTTCCGCTCCCGCGTGGTCAGCGCCTACGCCTGGTCGCTCCTGGGCGGCAAGCAGGCCGGCCTGCCCAAGATCCTGGCCCACTACGGATTCATCACCGCGAGCATCCACAGCCTGCGCGGAGAGGACCCGGAACGCTGGGCCGAGTTCCGCTGCCTGCTCGAATCCGAGGTCCGCGTCGATGAGCCGGCCTACGCGCTCTTCGAGTGGGTCCTAAACGACCAGAAGCGCGCCTCGGCCAAGCTGGCCGGGCTGAAGATATCCGCCGGGGCCAACGGGCCTGTCATTGTCGCCGCCGCGTCCATGACCGGTGAGGAGATCACGGTCTACCCGTGGACCGCCGGCGAGGTCGAGATGTCATCCTCGCTGCGCATGGTCGCCGCGACGCATTGTGTCGAGACTCTAACGGTATATCCACAGTAGGGAGCGAACATGGCCAATTTCTACAGCATCTGGACCGACGTGGGACGCGCCAAGGAGGCGGCGGCCCTGGTCGGAGGAGCCAGGATCGAGATCACTCATGTCGCCGTGGGCGACGGAGGCGGCGCGACCTACGATCCCGTCGGGGCGCAGATCGCCCTGGTCGGCGAGAAGTGGCGTGGCGCGCCCAACCTGCTGGCCGTTGACGACGAGAACCCGAACTGGGTGCGCGCCGAAGCTTTTCTGCCCGCGAGCGTGGGCGGCTGGACCGTGCGCGAGGCCGGGCTCATTGATGCGGCCGGTGACCTGGTGGCCATCGCCAAGCTGCCGGAAACGTACAAGCCCGTCCTCGCCGAAGGCTCGGGCAAGGATCTGCTGGTGCGCCTCATCCTGGAGGTGACCAGCTCCGCCACGGTGACCCTCAAGATTGACCCGACCGCGGTGCTGGCCAGCCGGGCGTTTGTGAGTGCGGAAATTGAGGGGGTTGAGGGGCTGGTCGCCGCCGAGGCGGCCGCGCGGAAAGCGGCGGATGTTGTGCTGGCCGCCGCGCTGGCCGCGCACGAGGGCGACACGGACAACCCGCACGAAGTTACGGCCGAGACGATCGACGCTGCGAGAATCTTCCTCTGCGAATTCTACTTCTTTCGCCACCCGACCTTGCGGCCTGGCTTTCAACCCGCACAGGGCGGTCTTCTTGAAAACGCCGCCGCTCTCTACCCCGAGGCCTGGGCCTATCTGCAAACGGCGGAGGGGCAACTGCTCTGCAAAACAGAGGCTGAGTGGCAGGCCATGACCCAGGCGATCTGGCACACCAACGCCGACGGAAGCCAAGTCGGCTGGAACGGTATCGGCGGCGCTCCCTTCTACGTGCAGGACCGGCGGCGCTCCCTTCTACGTGCAGGC